GGCGCCCGTGAGGACGCCCGCCGGTGCGTAACGCACCACCAGGTGTTTCTCTCCTACCCCCTTCAAAGTCGACGCGTCGCGAAGACTTTGAGGGAGAGGAGCACCTGGTTTCCCTCATCCGGAACCTTTCCGGATGTGAGAACCCGCAGAGGAACTCCACCATGTCGACCTTTTCTGATAGAAAGCGCGACCTTATCTTTAAAGATAAGGAAGTGCTGAATCAGAAGCAGTACTACTTGGGAGGACTTCTTAGTGATAAGAATAGTCCGCCTAGTAGTATTGTTGGTCGGCAGAGGACCATGTCCTGGAACAATACGAGCTGGTGGGTCCTCCAAGAGCTCAATCGTCTTGCCCGTGAGGGCAAAATGACGAAGGAATCTCAAGGAGGTTACTCAGTTGCTCGTACGCAGGATGCGGGGAGTCCCTTTACCACTAGCAAGAATGAGTATAAGGATAACTCTCGAGTTATCTCTAGTACTAATTCAGCTGGTGCTTGGGACTACTCCCAGTCTGGTCCGCTTTACGCGTACCAAGACGTCGTCAGCCCTAGTTTATCCGTGTGGCCTACCATTAGCGACATCTCATTGCAAAATGAGATGCTCGCCATGGGGACCACCGCGATTGCTAGGACTATTCCGACGAATCCTGCGGCGGGAATGGCGCAGTTCTTAGGTGAGCTTCGCGAGGGCCTTCCAAAGGTCCCCGGGGCTAATCTCATCGGTAAGAAGGGTACTCCCGGCAGTTATGCCGACGAGTACCTCAATTACCAGTTTGGGATTAGTCCTCTCATCAAGGACTTCCGAGAGATCGGAAGTGCTGTGCTTCACGCTGAGAAGCGTTTAGCACAGCTACGGCGCGATTCAGGTCGCTTAGTGCGACGCCGCTATCAGTTTCCAGTGGTCACTACTATTGACCCACTCCAGACGGTTTCTACCAACTGGTTTGGGGCTCCGTCACGTAATGTGACGGGGGCCTCGGCAGGGGCCTATAGTAGGGGCGGTGTGCTCACCAAGGAACGAGTTACTACAACTCGTGCTTGGTTTTCCGGATCGTACACTTATCTCTATGCAGAGGGCTCTAGAGTCCTCGATAGACTTAAGCGTGCGGAGCAGGGCGCGAACGCCGTGCTCGGAGCTAGGCTTACGCCTGAACTCCTATGGGAGCTAACACCGTGGAGTTGGGCTGTCGACTGGGTGAGCAATCTGGGAGATGTTATTCATAATCTCTCAGCGTTCACCAGAGACGGCCTCGTCATGCCATGGGGATACGTGATGTGTACTCGTACCATCACGGATACCTATCGATTGTCTGGCCTCACCTTTGATGGTGGTGGCCCGACAATCGATACCTTCCAGAGCTTCTCGACTACGGTCAAGAAGCGTGTGAAGGCGACGCCCTACGGGTTCGGCCTGGACACTGGCAGTTTCACCAGCCGCCAGTGGGCCATCCTCGGAGCACTCGGCGTGAGCCGTGCTCAGAGGCAGCTGTGAAGCACCGTATCAAAGGTATAGTACCTTTCATCCGGTCTTTCGACGGATGGATGTATCTATACTGGTACTTCGCAGCGTTTGGAGTGAGTGGCTTAGCCGGAATGGTGATCGGCGCTGCTCTCGCTCCAGACCCGTTCTACCCGCCGACTCAATTACAACCAGTAATTGAGCGGCTACAACCGCAGGAGTCATCTCATGGCGTTTGCCGACCCCCAGACCGTTACGATCAATACGGTCGCCAACACGCTTCCGCGTGTTACGACTAACGGTTCCGCTTCGTCCTATTCCAAGGACGACGGGAACGTTAAGCTGGCCCTCTCGTCCGCTTATGGTAAGCGGACGCGTCGGACGGCTCGTATCGATCACCGGAAGACCGCTGCGGACCCGTTGTTCCCGTCGCAGAACGCGCCCTACTCGATGAGTACTTACATCGTGTGTGACGTGCCTGTTACGGGTTACACGGTTACGGAGCAGAAGCAGATTGTCGACGCCCTTGTGGCGTGGCTGTCTGCTTCTTCCGGTGCTAACATCACCAAGCTTCTTGGTGGTGAGAGCTGATCGGTCGCTGACCCCATCCGTGGGGTCTGTAAGGGGCGGCGGACACATGAGTCGGGATGACTCACCCTACCATCAGATAGGGGGGCCATGAAAAGCCTCATGTGTCTTCTGCGGGAGGTGCTCCTAGATAGGAGCGCCTGGTGTCGCGTTAGCACCAGCCTCGATCTCAAAACGATCGAGGCTCGTGTCGAACACGAGGGGTTATCGTTTCTAACGATAACCTTACCCACTTTCTGCGATGAGCTCCAAAAAGCTCTAGCAGAAGGTGCGGTACTCACACAGCACTTCCCTCTATGGCCGAAAGACCATAAGGGAGGTGGAGGTCTCCCCCTATTTCTAGGAGGATTCCTCGAGCTTGTGTTCGACCGTGCTACCGGACGGTTGCTTGATGAACCTTCCGTGGATGCGATCCAAGCCATGCGGCAGATTTCTCTGCTGTTTGGCAAGGTAAGGCTTGAGTGCACCGAAAGGCGTACTCAAGCTGCATTCCGGAAGTACATCAAGTGTGAGCAGGAGGTCCGAGAGGCTGACCAATCTCGATCGGAATCGGACATGTCCGATTTCGTGAGACTGGGCAGACTCCTTTGGGCAGATGTCCTCCAACGAGTAGATGAAGACATCTACTATGGACGTCTAGTCCCAAAGCATGGGCCTGGAGCCACTGCCGATCGTCTTGTGGGAAACCGCAAGTACGAACAAGCAGCGTGGACCAGGCGTCTGGAGTCAGTGTTCCCTCATCTCGACGGGTTTATCTCGCCGGGTGAGTGGCATGCTGACTCCTTTGACCATGTGGACATCCTCGAACCCGGAGCTGAGACACCTGTGAAGGTGATCGCAGTTCCTAAGACGCTCAAGACGCCTCGAATCATCGCGGTGGAACCAACTGCCATGCAATATGCGCAGCAGGCCATCGCTGAGGTTCTCGTAGGGTACCTAGAGGGAGTTGACAACCCTCTTAGGTCCCTTGTCGGGTTCCGTGACCAGGGCCTTAATCGGCTTATGGCACAGAAAGGCTCCCTTTATGGGAGCCTGGCTACGCTAGATCTTAGCGAAGCCTCCGATCGTGTCTCGAACCAGCTCGTACGAGCTCTTGTCGCTGACTTCCCCAATGTTGGAGAGGGGTTGGAAGCGACTCGATCTCGGAAGGCTGCTGTACCTGACCATGGCGTTATACGCCTGGCCAAGTACGCGTCTATGGGTTCAGCGCTTTGCTTTCCTGTCGAGGCAATGGTGTTTTGCACCATTGTATTCCTCGGCATTGAGCGAGCGCTCAACCGCCGGTTATCCCGGAATGATGTCAAATCATTCCTGGGGCAGGTGCGCGTCTACGGGGACGATATAATCGTCCCCGCAGATTACGCTGCCTCCGTCATCCGTTCACTCGAAGATTTTGGTCTTCGAGTCAATGCGGACAAGTCTTTCTGGACTGGCAAGTTCAGAGAGTCTTGTGGCAAGGAGTATTTCGCCGGCGACGACGTTTCCATCGTCCGTTGCAGGTCAATACCCCCTACCAGTCGGAGGGACGCTCCCGAGCTTATCTCGTGGGTCTCCATGCGGAACCAGTTTTACAGTTCCGGTTATTGGAGAGTCGCGAGGGCCATCGACGAGTTCCTGGGGCAGATAATGCCTCTACCCCTCGTCGCTGAGTCAAGCTCGGTGTTAGGGCGAACGAGTTTTCTGGGGTATGAAACCCAGAAATACTCGAAGTTCACTCAAGCCCCTCTTGTCAAGGGGCTTGTGGTGAACGCCGAAATTCCACGAGACGAGAGCCTCGAGGATTACGGTGCCCTGATGAAGTACTTCCTGAAGAGAGGGGTTGACCCCTTCCAGGACAGGGAGCACTTGGAGCGTTCAGGACGTCCTAGGTCCGTCGGCACCAAGCCTAGGTGGGCCTCACCATTCTGACGAATGGTGAGGGCGGCTATACCCAAAGCCGCTGAGGAGGCCGAGAGGCACCCTCTTGATCTCACACTGCTAGCCGGGAGGCTACCAACAAGAG